ATGGAAAACAAAAAAAGTTGCGTTTATTGTAAAAGCACAACAAACTTAACTAAAGAACATATTTTCCCTTCAGCAATAATTAAAAGTTTTAATGTTGAACTTTTATCGATGACTGATAAGAGTGACTACCATTTTAAAGGCGATCCAGTTATTGGGGATGTATGCGCTGAGTGTAATAATGGAATACTGTCGCAACTAGATGCTGATTTCGTAACTTGTTTTAAAAATCAGATGCTAACACCTTTAAAACCCGGAAATGAAATAACATTTGAATATGAATATGATTTATTATTACGTGAACTTCTAAAGATATCATATAATTCAGCGAGGGCATCAAATGGTGGTTATAATGCCAGAGCCATTTTAGAAAAATACATACCATTCATAATCACTGGCAATAAAAACAAAAATGTAGATAGTATAATTCTTTCCCTTCTAATTGTAACTTCTGCAAATATGGTTAATCTGGAAACTGGTAAACATGAAGAGCCTTTAGAACCATATCTATTAAGAAGCGCATCGATTGATGGTTTAAACCTCAACCCTAACAATTATATTGTTAGGATGGTTGCATTTAATAGCTTTTGGTTTTTTTTGTTAATTCCAAAGAGGCCAGTTACATCCAAAGTGAAAAAAGAATTTTGGGATGAATTTAAAAGAAAAAATCATCTGCATGGAGTTTTGTTAAAAAGAAACAACACGTCAATAAAGATCACAAAAGATAAAACGACATATTTGCATCCTGACTTAATAGAAAAGATGTGGCGAAAAATAAAGTAGAACAAATTTTCCAGTTGACAATACCAAAAATAATTAATGGGGACTAGGTTAAATGACGCAGTGGAACAAACTCACCAGAGAAGAAAATTAATGGTATTAATGTTCAATGTGTTCATTACTGTAACCTAGCCCCTACTAATTTATTCACTATATTGCTGAGTATGTCCGCATCTGGCACATAGCAGCCCTAGAGATAGGAGCACACAGTCATAGATGGTCGGTGGGAGGTAGTGAAAATCCTCTCATACAATAAATACGTAAAATCGATAACGGCAAGAGACCTTTCAATACTCGCACTATCGGAAGTTAACCAACCTGCCACAGCACGTTCTCGCATACACGTGTCTGCGCCCCCCCCCCTCCATCAATCATAATCAGATAGAGCCAAAAAACAAAAACAAAAACAAAAAAAACATCAAGTTACAACAATAAAAAAGACGCCAGTCAACCGATGATGAAACAAATGAGGATACGCAAAGGAGCCGCAGCTCCCTAGTAATATGAAAGCCCAGACCATCAAAGCAGAAGACTGTTAAAATATCAAAAACCCGTTATCCGCTGAAACACAGTACTACTTTGTTTAAGTTAACGATATTGCCTCAAGGGCAGTTTTAAAATACGGTGAATACATCACACAGGTCCGATAAAACTTCTCGACAAACATGCCTATGATCGCTGAGCACAGAGTTTATATGCTGAAGTGTTATATACTCTTCATACCATTCTTGTGTTACAACATTTTTCAAATTATAGAGCCTGTGAAATGACTCTTTTGCCTCCTGCGAATTAACAAATTGTTGATTATGCCCCATTAACCTCATTAAAAACCCCTCCAAACAAAATGGTGAGGATTGAATGATTTGTATGTCTCTATTTCTAGCAGCAGATAGAGCATCAGTAGGTATTGCAAGGTCTGAGTCAATAAAAACAACTCTTTTATCAAAACTACCAGCATGGTTTATAGCAGCCATTATAGCTGATTTCGGTCCTCCACCGCCGGCATCATCTAACCTAACACTAAACCCTGCAGTCCTAGTTGTTAAGAGTCGTTTTAAACAATCAGCAAATCTTTTATCAGTAATTCCTTCGCACATCAAAAGCTTAGTTCGTTCAACTCCACGCTTTACACGTCTGGGCTTCATCATAAGTCTGGTACTCCTCCAAAAGCACCAGCTAAATATTTAGCCGCAATATTATCGTCGACTCGCGCCTCACTGGATGGAAAATCATCAAGTCGATAACATTCACTTCTATTGAATTTTTTCTCAGTAATCAACACACGGTACTTACCCAAATAATTTATCAATTCGGGTTTATGACAAGTAAAAATTAACTGTGTATGTAACGGGTTTGTTTCTTTACTGATAAACAACTCTAATATAGGTTTAACCATATGTGGGTGCAAATCATCACCAAGTTCATCAATAAAGCATGCTGTTCCTTTTTTCAGACATTGCATAATATTATGCAATCTGATAAATGCACTTTGTGTTCCAGCAGATTCGAATGCAAAGGGTAACTCAAACTTGGAACCATCTTCTTTTTCATGAATACCATTTATAATATAATAAACATCCTTCTCACCGTTTATATCAACTTTCTCTTCTTTTTCTATAGTTATATCATCTAAACCTAAATCCCATTTGCGTAAAATATTTTTTACACTTTTAAAGGCTACTGGATCTTTATATAAATCCTCCGCTGTCGCACCTAAATCTCCATAATCATAGCTATACCTTCCCATAGCATTTACATTAGTAGTACTGCTCATTTTTTCGGCTATATCTATAGCCAAAGGAACACCTACACGGCGAGCTGCAGAAATTATACTTGTATTAGCAGGAGTTCTCTTACCCTCTAAAAGACCTAAAGGAAAAAGTTCTGCTTTTTCAACATAATCATATTTAATTGTTTTTAACAGTTCTTCAACTTCTTGATGACTAAAATCATCACTACAATTATTTAACTGTTTCTCATAATTTTCTTTATCCAACTTCCTTTTAAAAACATAGATATTTTTATTTTTCTCATTTCTTACATACAATTCTTCTTTAATGACAAAATGGTCGCAGGCCGTAACAACATATGTGTATACTTTTCCATCTAAAACAAAACATATTTTAATCATACCTGGTTTTGTAAAAGGCCGATTAATGTTTAAATACAGATAATCAGTTACTTTTGCTGGTATAGACCAAAAAAACCAACTCAAGAAAGACATTGGTTTAAGGAGTGTTGTCTTACCGGAGGCGTTCGCCCCCATGATAGCAGTAATCAGATTGACCTTGTGTCCATCTACATCTACCCACAGTTCTTTTTTCTTATCTTTAGCTGTAGTAGTTAGGTCTACGAACCCACCTTCATCTTCAAAGCTACCGATATTCTTAATCTCATACCAAAGTATAGCGTTAGCCATAACCCCTCTTTTTATACAAAAAAATGTTCAAAATCGCCACATGCTGAGTTTATAGCAGGAAGCGTATATAGCAAGCAAAAAAACATAGACATGATTTAGTTAAATCGATAACGGCCGGAAATCATTCAATTCCCGCACTATCGAACGTTCACCAGCCAACCGCAAAACGTTATTGCATACAACGTTTCTGCGGCATAATCCCAATGATTACTCCCTGACAGGATTTGCAGGCCACTCAATATCAGGTGCAGTTGATGTATCAACACGGTTCAGCAACACCCGATACTTTTTCCAGGCTTCCAGCAACAAGGTTTCTTTCTCCGTTGCGATCTCCAGCTCAACAACAGTCTGAACGTACCGGGAACAGCCTCCTTCAGAGCTTGAAGGATATCAATGTTCGCTTCCTGTTAACTGCCGGACAAGTGCAACCAGTTCGCTTACCTGATTTTCCAGAGTGCTGATCCGGGTGTCTGCTGTTGCCAGATTTTCACGTAGCGTTGTGTTTTCCTCTTCCAGCGCGGTAACGCGATCATCTGTTTCACGGGCGACCTGAACAAGTAAACCCGTCACGGCGGCGTAGTCAACATTAAGATAGCGCGTTTCTTCGCGTAGCTCGTTGCCGTCAACGGTCGGGCCTTGCAACTCTTCACCGTAATGAGTAAACGATCCCACAGCTTCTGGTATCGCCTCCATTACTTCCTGTGCAATAACGCCAGCATAAGGCATCCCGTTTTCCCTGAGCGTGTAGGTGTATCCGTTCATTTTACGGATTGCTTTCGTCGCGTCGCTGATAACGAGAATATCGTCTTTAAGGTCGCGGTCTGATGACTGATTCAGCGTTGTGCAATTAATAGCGCCATTTACATCAAACAACTGGCCTGCTGACGTTTTTTGCGCATAAAACAGATACGCAGCAGACGTGCCAACCTCAAAAACGTTTTGTCGAGTACTGGAACCCCACACCCTGATACCAACTGGTAGTTCTGAATTACCTGAATTAAGTAAAGCAAAACGATTGCCAGTCCCTGTTTGTTTTCTAATTACTAAATCGGCAGTTGAGTTAACCTCATCTTTGTTGATGGTTAGCGCCTGTGCTGTAGCACCGTTGACAGTACCGCTTAGTAGTTGCACCGCGCCATCATCGCCATTTAACAGCACTTGAGCGCTGCTTCTGTGGTTTTTAAGGCACAACATTTTTCCCGTGTTTTTCGATGTACCTACTGACCACGCCGAATTGGTTCCAGTGCTATCAACACCGCGCACAGCACAATTCATACTACTGTAATCTGACGTACTCCCCAGCACATCAACACGCCCGCCGCCTAATTTTGATGGAGTCGTCGAGGTTAACGACCTGACGGTTACATCCTGATTCCATCCTGAAACAACTACCTGACTCCACTCCGTCCAACTTCCATTGACAACAAAGCGAACGTATATGCGTTTTGTGTCGCTGCCAATCAGCGTTTGCATGATCGCATAATCTGAACCCGTAGTTTTACGAGTAGATTCTACACGTAGCAAAAAGTTACCGCTTACGCCGTCAGGCTTATTGGTAATATATGCACCACCTGCGACAGTTTTGCATTGATAGTATTTAACAGATCCAGCCACTGTATTAGCAATGATCAAGTCGTTTAAATCAATAGTCTTGTTGTCAATGGTTTCCGGCTCGATAGATCCCGCCATACCTGCGTTAAATGTGGCAAGGTCAGAAAAGGTTGTTTTACCGCCTACCGTCACCCCGCTATCGAGTTTTGCTTGTGTGATTACTTTGCTGTTTTTTGTGTGGTCAGAATAACTACCAAAATACAAATCACCGTCACCAGCTATACCCAGGTATTTTTGATCAACATCATCAACCTTAAACCCAATGGACAAGTTTTTAATTGTGTTGTTGCTCGTTAAAACCAAAGGCGTATGCTGAGATCCTTTGATGCTTACCGTAGTGTTATCGGAACTGGTGCTTGTGTTTGCAAATTCTGCGGTGGCTGCGCTGATTTTGTAAGTTATTTTTAGATTGCGGGCCTCAACCCTCCCGTCGTGGCGAACAATAAAATCACCACTTGATTCACCTTTTGTGTTTTTCGCCCTGATGTGGATTTCGCCAAGTGATTCGTTGTTTTCAGGCGACCAAACAACGCCGCGCTCGCTTCCGTCGTTGTTCATGAACCACAGATGAGCGGTTCCTTTTGCTGATTTTAGCCTGATAGATGGCGTTTCTTTCAATATATCAAGATCACCAGACATAACATCGCCGGATTTTTTCACCTGCGCATCGTTAGTTACGTTGCCAAGTCCAACATCCGATTTCGACGGCTTGTTTGCCGAGCCGTATAGCTCATTGATGCTAAAAGTCCCGTTGTTAAGCCGGGCATCGTTGCCGGCATAGATCTTAATCTTCGCGGTTGAGTAGTCGATATTGATCGCTGACCACGTATCGCCGCACCGCGAGAATATACCAGAACCGTGGCTATAAATGGTCGCCGTGCTTCCGGTCGGCTTATCACCGCGCCAGAAATGACCACCTTTGTCACGCAGAGCTTTTAAGATCTCTACATCGCTCATCTTGCCGTTTGTTGATATCCCGCTACCGCCAAGACCGAAAGCGCCTGTAAGCATAGCATTAGAAAGACCCAAATCTGCTTTAGTCGGCTTGTTTAACTGGTCGTAAATCCTTACAACGGGGCTTTCAACATATCCAGAAGGCGCGGCGGTTTGCTTAACAAATCCGTCTGGAATGTATAATTCCGTGCGTGCCGTCTGCGCCAGTACCGCAACCTTTGCGCCGTTGATAAATGCACGCTGGAAGGCCCAAACCTCAATAAAGCCATCATCTTTAACCAGGCCGTAACGCATTTGCATGCTATTGATTAGCCCGGTTGGCCCTAAACGGCGTATACTCAGGTAACGAGATACATTATCAGCAGTAAGCGAAGAAGGCAGACCGCGCGCCGAGATCTCGATAAAGTCAATGTTTCCGTAAGGGGAGCCGTAGTCACCGCCGTTAGTAACCATTAGCGTTACATGGCAATTGTTGCTTCCGGGATCGGAAAGTTTCGCGATCTTTATGTAAAAAGACTCATTACCAGTAACAACGGGCCAATCGTATTGCGTCATCGGGCTGACGAGTCCCCCGACCTTGTCGAGATATTCTTTCGCCTTGTTCTCTGACGCTTTAGCGTTGGTTTCGCTGACCTTTGCTGCTGACTCACTATTTTTCGCGTTGGTTTCTGATTTTTTGGCTGCTGTCGCGGAATTTGCCGATGCAGTTTGTGAGTCTGCTGCCGCCTGTGCGCTGTTATCCGCATTCATCTCAGACGTTTTTGCGGCCTTCGCGGAATTTCCTGCCGCCGTTGCCGAGGAAGCTGCACTGCCGGCGCTCGAGGCTGCGCTCGTTTCTGATGATTTTGCCGCCACTTTTGAAGCCGACGCATCCCGGGCTGAGGTGGCAGCTTCTGACGCTTTCGTGGTCGCGGTGGATGCAGAAGTGGCCGCAGATTTTTGTGATGCTGCGGCATTCGTTTCTGACGTTTTCGCTGCACCGGCACTGGTGGCTGCCGCGCTTTTTGAAGACTCTGCAGCGGCAGCACTTTTTGATGCTTCAGTAGCCTTTGTTGATGCCGTTCCTGCGCTGGAAGACGCTGACTGAGCCGACGACGCGGCCTGTCCGGCTGACGTGCTGGCTGCGCGTGCGGAGTCCGCAGCATCAGTCGCATGGGTTGCCGCCTCACGGGCTGATGTGCGGGCATCACTGGCTGACTTCTTCGCGGCTGCCGTGTTCTGTGCCACTGCGGACGCGTTACGCGCCACCTCTTCCACCATCAGTTCAAAGCGGCGCAGTGCCTCCGGACGGACATCATCCTCCGTCATGGCACCGAGAAAATCATTCAGCGTACCCGGTTGTGAGTCTTCATACACGGTGATGGTCCCGGCATGCGATGGCGGGAAGCCTTCCACCAACAGAATAACGCTGTACTGACCGTACTCAACGTCCATGCTGTAACGCCCGGCTTCATCCGGGTTTTCTGAGGCCACTGTGTTCACCACCACCGTGGTGCTGTTACGTTTTGCTTTCAGCTGGATTGTACAGTTCTGTACCGGTTTACCTGCACCGTCTTTCAGTACACCTGAAATCTTTACTGCCATATTCACCCCACAAAAAAGCCCGCCTGAACCGGCGGGCTGTCATAACACTGTGTTACCTGGCTAATCAGAACTTATAACCAACACCCACGATGAAACCGTCAGTGCGCCAGTTGCCACTGCCGGAGCCTTCATAAGCGACATCAACGGCCACGGATTCGGTCGGGTTAAACTGCACGCCAGCTCCCCACGCCAGAGAGGTGTTACTGTGGCGAGCGTCATCACTTCCGGTCAGCACGTCGTGCGTTTTTCCCTTGTTGTCAGTTACGCGGAGATAATCCCCGGAAAAAGTCGACACACGGCTGTAAGCCATACCCGCCATCGCATACGCGCTGAACCATTCATTCACGCGCACAGACGGCCCCGCCATTACGCTGAACCAGCGGTTACGAACGGAATCCTCATGCCAGCGGGTATCGCTGTAACGGGTAAGCTGGCGATTCTTGTCTCCTGCATAGCTGAATGACGTCACCAGCCCCAGTGTGTCCGTAAACTCATAACGGTATTTCACGTTAATCCCGTTCAGATCATCGCTGCCGGGAACGTTGGTCCGGGCATGAAGATACCCCGCGCTCAGCGTGGACTGATGTTCAGATGCCCATGCAGGCGCACCGGATACGGCCAGACAAATGGCTGCGGACAAAATGGCGGCATAAAGTTTACGCATAATTACCTCTCGCTTTTCTGCAATAAAAAAGGCGCCAGAAATGGCGCCCGCATATGGGTTATGAAAATTCAGCTAATCGTGATACCTGCTGTGGATTTTTTCATCACCACAACCAGCAAATCACTGATACTGGCTGTGGGATACCAGTCATTTACCAGCCACGCTGATACCGAAAACTCCAGCGTCATGTGACCGCGACCAGCAGGCATATCAATAACACCTGTATAAACCAGCGTATTATCCAGCGCGGTACGGTTATAAATTTCAGCACCATTTTTCTTCACTATCAGGCGGCATGACGAATAAATATCGTTATTCTCCCGCTCATGTTTAGCGCCACGAAACGCCACCGCGGGAATAACAATCTGCCGGTCAAACGGCTGATCGTCATAAACCCTGACGGTAATGGTCCCTGATGGCCACCGCTCCGGTGCACGGGAGTCCCGGGGGAAAGCTTTGCCCACTGTTTTAACGAGATCGCCTTCAATCTGGTTCGCAGACAGTTTTCCCAGAACCCGACAGTTTTCATTTATCGTGACATTGTTGAGCGTCCCGGCGTTCGCATTCACACTGCCACTGATATCCGCATTTTTCGCCGTCAGTCGCCCATCCGGTGTAAGGGAAAATGCAGGAGGATTACCGCCGCTAGTAATGGTGGGAGCCGTCAGATATTTCAGGAACACGTCGTTCATGAATATCTGATCACCCTGACCAACAAACATCGGTTTTGTGTTGCCATTTGCAGGATTAATCATCGCAATCCTGTCTGCCGCCAGCAGCACCTGACTCTGCATGCCGTCGGGGGTGTTCTCAATACCGGCACCGATACCCGCAATATAAAGGCGTCCATCCTGCATCTGCTGCAGCTTCACAGCCCACATGCTGTTCAGATTATTATTTGTATCAACCTGAACCTTCTGTATCTGCTGGATCGCTGCACTCTGGTCTTCCAGTTTCTTATTGACGGTCTGTGTGATTTCATTGCTGACATCCGTAATGGATGCCTGCTCTTTAAGCTGACGGATAAACGCCACTTTCTGTCGGGTAGCCTCTTCCTCAGCCTGCGTAAGAACACGGGTTTTCGCCGTAACCTCAGAAATCAGCGCCAGATAATCCTGCTGACCAATCCCGCCACTGTTTCTGGCCTGTCGGATCTGCTGCTGAATACGCTGTAATTCCTGCAGCCCCGCACTGGCCTGTTTCACACTGTCAATCTGACGATAAAACGCAGCAGCTGCTTTATCCTGAGCCTCCGCCAGAGCCATGGCCTGCGCCTGTTCCTCGCGCATTTTCTGGCTCAGTGCCTCCATACGCTGGCGGGTTTTCTCCACCTCGCGGGCCATGCGTTCATGAGCCTGTGCGTTCTTCTCCACCGTCTGCGCATGGACGGATGCGGCTGTTGCAGCCGAAGACGCCGCCTGCGTTGTCTGCCGGGCGGCCTGAGTCTGACGCTCCATAAAACGCTGCATACGGGCAGAAGACCGTTCTGCATCGCTGGCTGCACCATTCAGAAGGTTTTTGATACGGGGAATTTCATTTTTAAACTCTGCCGCATCAATCCCCAAATCAATGACCAGGTTGGCTATCTGGTCCATAACGCACACCTCCGGAAATACCTTCCCCAAGATGCATCAGTTCTTCGTCCGTTCGCTCCGGTATCCCGTTCTCTTCCGGTAAAAGGCTGAAATCAGCCACCGCAGCATCACTGCTGCCGGACACCATTCTCACGATCAATGCCTTCAGCGAGGCAAACTGCGCATCCATCCACACATCACTGAAGCTCTGCATCCGGAAATAATCGCCCCACTCACCAAGCTCAGTGGCCGACATTTCCGACAGCATCCGCCGCCAGTCTGCCCGCCGGAACTCCCGGGCAAGCCGCATGACAAACTGCATTTCCCGCGTCAGGACTTTTCCGGCGTCAGCACCTCATGCTCCAAATCCCCGGCATTATCAATGGCCCCCATACCGCTCAGCGACAGAACCATCTCCGCCCCCGCACCCAGGGCATCATACGACCATGTTGTAATAACGGATGCGTAAAGCGTCTCAACATCCTGAGACTGTTCCGCATTCCACAGTGAGCGGGAAACCAGCCAGGCATTGATATCCATCCCCATCCGCAGAAAAGCAATCTGTCGTTCAGCCTCCGGCAGTTCTCCCTCCCCGGCATCAAACTTTGCCGTTCGCTGCTGAACAAACATCAGATATTCAATTCTCTGCAGCCCGGACAGCTCACTGAGCACCACGGACTGTTTTTCATAATTAAACGTGTCCTGTTTCAGAAACATCATGTTCTCCACCTGCAAAAAAGCCCCGAATAACCGGGGCAAATGATGAGTATCGTCCTGTTAACCTGCTGCGCTGACAGTCACCGCAGCCACAGCCACAAAATTCCCGTCAGCGGTCATGCCCACAATGCTGACACTGCCCTGCTTCACGCCTTTTACCGTGGCCACAAGTCCGTTCAGGGTAACCGTGGCAGTCTGTGGATCTGACGAATGCACACTGATCGCTTTGTCACTGGCTCCGTCAGGTTTTACTGTAAAGGTCAGCGTGGTGGTTGCTCCCACTTTTACACTGGCAGATGCCGGTGATACTGTCAGCCCGGTAACGCTCACGGTTTCAGTGCCTTCCTCTGCCAGATACGGACGCCCCACACCGCTGATTTTCACGGTGCGGGTCATCACGTCTTTTGAGGCAATGGTTTTACCCAGTGAACTCAGCCAGCCACGGAAAACATCAACAGTACCGTTGGAATATTTGATACGAAACGCGCAGACTTCACCGGAGTCGAACAACTGAACCAGTTTTTTCTGCCCGCTGTCCCCCGGACGCCAGGCCAGCGTCGCCGAAGTATCACCGACTGATTTCTGCCCCTGGGTTGTCGTTTTCCAGTCTGCATCTTCATCATCGAGATAAGTGTCATCTTCTGCATCAGCGGTCATTTCGCCAGGTTGCAGATCCTTCACCATCGCAAGACGCAGCCAGTCAGTGTCCGATAAAGGGTTCGCAAACGCATCGCCCTTGCCGGTATACATCCAGAACGTCGTTCCCGCACCTTTCGTTTTTGCCAGTGGATTTGGTGTGGTCATTACCACCTCCTTAATTCGTGTACGTGATCTGGTACGTGATTTCCGCCATCGCCCAGGTGGCCATCTCATTATCACGTTGATAGTTAAAACCGAGTGGGATCAGGGTGTCGATGAGTCCGGAAAGTGCCGGTACATCATTCAGTGCCGGGAAAATGGTGCTCTCCATCCACATATCCAGCTCTGAATCCGGTGCCTGTGCCCGGATGAAGACAGCAATATGCAGAACAGCCTGCCAGTCATCTTCATCCGTCATTTTTCCGGTGTACTGAGCATCACTCAGCCACACCGCCACGGCAGGCAGTTCCTGCGCATCAACAAATGCCGGAAGTCCGTCAAAAAACGTGGCGCTGTCTCCACACTGTTCCCGAAGGCGTGCCAGTACGACCTGGCGGATTTGTGTATGTCGGTTCATCGGGTCAGCCATAATCTCAGTTGTTGTTTCAGTGCATACCCCAGCTGTTTCGGCATTTCCGCGGCAATGATGCGGTCGCGGGCATCTTCAAATGCCTGTGTCAGCGGTCCGGACAGCGGGATTTTCACCACATCAATGGGGTAACGATTTTTGCCATCAATACGCCGCATCACATGCCAGCGACCATTCGCCAGTTGCTGAATAAACGCATCCCGGAAAAGATATTTACCCACCTTCAGCACGCTGCCACGGTACTGCAGTTTTCCACCACGCCGGGTCAGTCTGACCCGGGCGGTCCCCAGCTTAATGGCAGGCAGATTGCCCCGGTTAACGCGGATCCTGGCCGTCATTTTTCCTGACGGACTGGCTTTAAACACCCGGACACGCTGACGTACCAGTTTCAGGGGTATCCCTTTCACCTGGTTATCTCCCGCAACGGTATTCCCGGCAACCTGCCGGGTGGCAACCGAGACCGCTTTCTGTGCCACACGGTTTATCGCCCATGCGCTGGCCTGTGGCACCATACGGGTATCAAGGCTGTTCAGATTGCGGATGGCATTCTCAAGCCCCTTCATCCCACACCTCTTTACTCAATAAAGATCATTGGCTTACCGTTAAAACGTTCATGCCGTGTGACCGTCCATTGTTGTCCGTCATAAACAACGCGATCCCCGCGCCGTGGGCGGTATCCCGAAGAAAACACCACCAGAGAGACCGCAGGTCCGGACAGAGCATTCAGCTCTGCCAGTGTTTCGCCCGGGATCACAGCCATATCGACATCATTAATCGAGGCTGTCTTTCCCATCTTTCTGACCGTGATCGCATCCATACGCGCTGCCAGCCGGGAAAAGGGATCAGACATTGAGTTTTACCGGCACTTCTTCTGCACTGGTTCCGGCATCTGCCCAGACAACCCCGACCAGCGGATCAGAGCCGCTGTTAGTCAGCTGAACTTTTCCGGACTTCAGATAAACCTTCTTACCCGTTTTCATGTCATCCGTTTTCAGTTTAGGCAGGATAAACACACCTTCGGTCATGCCGTCGCCTGTTTCACCCTGTGGAATATCGGTCAGCGCCACCGCAAAAACATCACCCACCTGCACCAGATCTCCGCTGCTGATGGCTGCACTGGCAACAATCGCCACCGTTTTTCCTTCTTCTACAAAATTCTTTGCCATAACTGTCTCCGCACAGCCCCGTTCAGGGGCTGATTTCAGGTACAAAAAAAGCCCTTACGGGCCATCAGAGTTGTTGTCTGCGACGTTTACGCCGTACATTTCACCAGACCGCGGTGATCAACTGGCGCGACACCGGCGTCAATACGCACTTTCGTTGTCACGCCATCCACACTGAAGCCCTCCATCTGATCAATATATGGCGTATCCACACCGTTGAGATAAGCCACTTCAATCGTATCGGAGCCTTTTGACGCAGCCAGGTAGAAGGTGGTCTGGCTGTTATCATCAAGACGAGGCTCTGCAATAACGGTCGCAAAATCTTTCACCGGGTTAATAATACCGGCGTTAATGTCAGCCCCCTTGACACTTGAGGAGCGAATGACCTGGTTAGCAACAGACTCCATCGCCGTCGGTACCAGTACGAACGCAGGACGAATATTCAGATGACGCTCCCCCTCTTTCTGAACGCGCATCAACTGGCGGGCTTTATCCAGCGATGCCACGTCCATTGCAGCGCTCTCCAGTACGTTTGCATGTTTCGCTTTATCGAACAGACTTACATTATCTGTGGAGATTTTCGGGTTAGACGTCAGAATGGCATAAACCAGATCGGCAATAGTGGATTTCGCCGCACGGCCCAGTTTCATCGGGACATCGGTCAGCATATTCAGATCATCATTGATAATGGCCTGACGGGTGATACTGAACAGCTCGCCATAGGTCGCCAGTGCAATAGTGGCCTGTTTATCTCCGGTGGTGACGTATTTATATTCCGCCCCTTCACGCACCTGACGCAGAGCACTGAAGCCCCCCATACCCACACGATGGGCAATTTTAAAATCAGACAACTGACCTTTCCGCGTCCACTGTTCATAGGTTTCAGGGGCATCTTCCCAGCCCTGCAGAATGGCTTTGTTCGCAACATCCAGCAGAATATTACCGAAGTCAGACGTACTGTGTGTGAACGCCGCACCGACCATCTGCATCGGGTTATAACCGGAAACCCCAATACCCCGTTCAGTCAGTGACATACGGGCATATTCACGCAGGGTCATCCCGTTGTAGACATTATCACGTTCGGTTTTTTCAAATCCGGCACGCGCCATCAGCGCCTGGCGAATCCCGTCCCCCACAAAATTACCGTTACCGGCATAAATATGAGCCGGGGTATTTTTATTGGATGGCGTGGACTCGCGCCCCATCTCGTTCAACAGCTTTTCACGGGCCTGCTCCAGCGAACATTCAGGATCGGCAAGACACTGAGCCTGCAGCGTCTGATAACGCCCGCCAAACATGGCAAACAGATCATTAATACCGTTTACACGCGCTTTTTGCTCTGCCAGTACCTGTGCACGGATGCTGTTTTCATCCACCACGGGTGCTGCTGCCTGCACTGGCGTCCGGGAGGCTTCAGATTCATTATCCTGTACGCGTGGAGCACTGTTGCGTGGCGGAGTAATCATGTTTCGAATGGATTCCGGCATCTTTTTAAATTCCTCTGTACGTTTTGACTGAATACATGCCATTGCCTTAACGGCTGGCGTTACCTGATCAGCAAATCCATGTGCCAGACATTCGGCACCGGACATCCAGGTCTCATCCGCCAGCATGGCAGCAATTTCATCGGTGGTTTTCCCGGTTTTCTGTGCATAAGCGGGTAACAGAACCGCCTCAACTTTATCGAGCAGGTCGGCATAGGTGCGCATGTCCTCCGCATCACCGCCCGTAAAGCCAAATGGTTTATGAATCATCATGAAGGTGTTTTCCGGCATAATGACCGGGTTTCCCACCATCGCAATGACCGACGCCATTGACGCCGCCACACCGTCGACATAAACGGTAATGGACGCACCATGTGTTTTCAGCGCATTAAAAATGGCGATGCCTTCAAAGACATCGCCACCCGGTGAATTAATATGGAGATTAATGTGGGTGATATCGCCCAGTGCATTCAGATCACTGATAAACTGCTTCGCTGTAACACCCCAGAAACCAATCTCGTCATAAATATAAATATCCGCGTCACTCTGGTGACCAGCCTGCATCCTGAACCAGGAATTATTCTTCGGACTGGTCGTCGGTGTGCTGCGGCTCCTGTCGTTTCGTTGCGGCACTACTGCCTCCTTTATCACTGGCCGGATCGGTATCAAATACCAGATCCAGCTTGCGGTTTTCATCAATTTCGGCCTTGCGCCGACGTTTGACATCATCCGGATTACGACCACCAGCACGTACCCAGTCTGATTCTGTCGCCGCTCCACCACGAATCTGGATTTTCCAGGCCTCAGCCTCCTTAACAGGGTCAATCCACGGCATCACCGGTCCGGAATACACCGCGGTATACAGTGAAGAACGGTCAAGATCGCGGGGTAGCCTGATAACACCGGATGCCACAGCCTGTTTCAGCCAGGCACGATACATCGGACGGGTGACGGCACCAATAAACCAGTCCTGCAGGATCAGGTAGCCATCAGTGGATTCAACCAGCTCCTGACGCTGGGCGCTGTAAGTGCCGTTATAGTTGCGCGCTGTACTGGAAAAACTCAGACGACTGCCCGCCGCCACGGCACGCAACTGACCATTACGAAAAGTTTCAAGGTTAGGATTGGGGCGATCCGACTTCACCATTCCGATTTCTTCGCCGGGTTTCAGATCATCGTAAATAATGCCTGGCTGAATGGTAAGCTCGCGTTCCTTATCCTTGCTGCCATTACCATCCGCTTCATAGCTCTGCCCGTCGCCTTTCCGGATGTACATCCCCAGAGCAGCGGCGATCCTTGCTGCAGTCAGCTCAGAATCTTCATACTCTTTCAGAGCACTGAGGCGGATCAGCACACCGGACAATAAAGACGTCCCGCGCATCTGGTGCAGACGGCGAACAAATTTAAGATGCAGCATTCGCTCTGCATCCACTTCTTTGGTTTCCATCTGCCGTCCGGATACGGGACGGCTTTTATACACCAGATATTTTTCGGGACGCCCCCAGTCATCAACAAACACGCCCTGATTCAGCCTGTTGCTCTCATCACTGGTCATGGGAATAAAGTCCGGCTCGAGCGCCTCCAGCCAGAAATGAACACCGGCAGAAGGCGTCAGGCTGTTTATGCGCCCGGAAACCATCTGGGCAAACACCTCACCATCGCGCAGCCAGGTACGAAGCATCAGACGTTCCAGCATCGGACGGGTAAACTGCCCGGTGACTTCCGGGCTGACAGACCATTCACTCCATCGGGTGCGAATCTCCGCAGCCAGGTCACGGGCAATGGCCCCATTGCGTAATACCGGATGTGGCTCGACAATAATCCCGTTTTTCCCCACCACCCGTTCTTCCAGCTTGTCAAATACACCAATAACCAGATCGTGGTTGTTATCAAGGTAACGGGCCTGCTCACGTAACGACACGGCCCCGTACTGGCTTAACTGGTCGGCAGTTCGGTTCTCCCGTCGGGCTTTGTGTGTCCGCGTCGTTTTTACGGCCTCATAAGCCTGGATCACCGCACGGGAACGCAGCCTTGCCGCTTTCCATCCTGGTGAAAAAACGCCAATCACATCATCAAGAATTGCCATCAGAACCTCGCCAGCCGGTACTCTGCTCATTGTTGCCCCCACAAACAGACTTCACGCTCAATCTCACGACGAGTCATCAGGCCTTTCCATTGCTTACCGCCAGCGTATATCCAGCGACGTAGCTGGTCACATGCGCCTTTGATATCGCCCTGGTTTATTTTGCGAAGAAGCGTCGATGTTCTGAAATTACCAGCACCCACGTTGTAGACGAACGAGTAAAGAGCGCCGCGCGTTGTTTCCGGTATATCGACTTTGATGTACGGGTTAATTTGTCTGGCAACCGTGGCAAGGTCTTTATTCAGGAGGGCTTTGCATTCTGCTTCGGTATACGTTTTACCGAGCATGATGTCTTTTCCGGTGTGTCCGTGACATACAGTCCATACGCCAACGATATCTTTGTATGGTATGTAGCTGACACCTTCCAGGCCATCGTCACCACTTGGGCCAGTGATTAACACTGATGCTATAGCAATTGCTCCGCCACCAATAGCAGCAGCAACTGCTTTTCGTAATGATGGAGGCATTATTCACCTCTCGCAGCCTTGCGCTTATCTTCTTTAATCTTGAAATAAAGGTTTGTCAGGTACGTCAGCAGGCCAAATACCAGACTACCCAGCACACCTATTGCCGCCCACTGTGAGGGCGTGACTTTATCGAGCAACTGTAAAAACCAGTACCCGGCACTACCTGCTGAGGTGCCATAGGCGACACCCGTTGTTAACTTATCCATGGATTTCATAACCCCACCTCGCAGATGCGGGTGCTGTGTAATGGAAATAAAAAGGCCACCTGACGTGGCCACCAGATTATTTCCCCACCAGCTCGTTTATCTCTTTCACTGTCTGGTTAAACCGCTCTGACTCAAGCTCAACACCTAAGGCCCGACGCCCCAGCGCCATTGCTGCTTTTATTGTGGAACCGGATCCCATAAAAAAATCAGCAACCAGATCACCTGGTCGACTACTGGCATTGATTATTTGCCTGAGCATATCCGCCGGTTTCTCACACGGATGTTTCCCCGGGTAGAACTGAACGGGTTTATGCATCCAGACATCGGTATAAGGCACGGAGACTGATACGGAGAAATAGCGCCGGAGAGATTTAAACTCATCCAGCAATTCAGAATATTTGCGATTCAGTGAATCATAAGATGCCACCAGCTGGTGGTGTGGTTGTTCCAGTTGTTGTTCCTGAAACTTCTCTGCCGCTATACGGGAAAACAGTGCCTGTAACTTCCGATAGTCAGCCTCATTCGGCAACTGCCACTGACTGGCACCAAACCAGTGGGAAACCATATTTTTCTTACCTGTGGCTTCGGCAATTTGTTTTGCCGTTACACCCAGTTCGGCACGAGCATCCCTGAAATACGATATCAGCGGTGCCATTATGTGCTGTTTGAGTTCCCTTTCTTTTGCCGCATAGCCGTCACTTTTGCCGCGATATGGTCCCTGGTAATGTTCAGCAAACAGAACGCGCTCTGTGGCAGGAAAATATGCGCGCAGACTTTCTTTATTACACCCATTCCAACGTCCGGACGGCTTCGCCCAGATGATATGGTTAAGCACGTTGAAACGTTCACGCATCATGATCTCAATATCAGATGCCAGGCGATGCCCACAGAACAGGTAAAGGCTTCCGGCAGGTTTCAACACCCGCCAGAACTGGGCCAGACAGTGGTCCAGCCACTTAAGGTAATCTTCGTCCCCTTTCCACTGATTGTCCCAACCGTTGGGTTTCACCTTGAAGTAAGGCGGATCGGTAACAATCAGGTCAATGGAATCATCAGGCAGGGACTGAATAAAATGCAGGCAATCAGCGTTGATTAAATCAACACTGTTTATTTTTACAGTATTTTTCATGGATCAGTAAGCGTAACTCTGGTAGGCTCACTCTGCTTTTGCGCTAAAGCAGTGGGCCGTGGTTCGCTTGTGACCAGTAAGCATGAGCGAATGGCTGGCAGGTGCTACCAACACCCACCAGCCGCCCATTTTCACAAATTAAAAGTCCTTCATTGCTGAAGGCGTCTGTAACAGCCGAACTGGTAATCTGCCAGCCCCGCCATAACCAACTGGGTCAGTATTAACTGACAGCGTTCGCGTGAAAGATATGTGTTTTGTGCAATCTCCCCGACTGTTGCCGGTTCGATGCTTAATTCATTAAAAACAACTTTCGCCGTTTCTGTCATATCTTGCTGTTTTAGCATGTCTTTTTTCCTTCTGGTTAACATGACATACCAATAACTCTTGTCTAAAAAGCCAGCAAGATAAAAAGTCAGTATTCACGACCACCAGCGTGTTTACCGTACTGCACCAGGTTTACAGGTACAAAAAAACCCGCTCGACGGCGGGTTTAAGTTGTGTGGCGAAGTAACCACTCTTAACACAATACAATACTTTTTGCGTACGCGTTATAGTTTTCTTACAATCAACTTTCAATTAAAGGAACGAAAACATGACTACACTCAAAGAACTCAAAGAAGAGCTTGCTCAGATACAAGATGAACACGCTAAGAACAGAAAAAAGGCTGAAATTGCAGCTTTAACCGCTTCCGCTGACAATGAAATCAGACTCGCTCAGAGAAACATTGGATACAATGTACGTGAGTGGACCGTTGAAGTCATTATTCAAAAGTATGGTGATAATATTGAAAATGACAAAAACGAGCTTTTTATTCCAGATTATCAACGTGATTACAAGTGGGATACAAAAACAGCCTCTCGCTTTATAGAAAGTATTCTATTAGACTTTCCAATACCTTACCTTTACATTGCTGATGTATTTAATGAAGACCCTGAATTAGATGGTAGGGTAGAAATCATTGATGGTTCACAACGGATACGCTCTATTTATTATTTTTGGAACGATCAATTTGAGTTAAAGGATTTGAAAGAGCTTAAAAGTTTAGAAGGTTTCAAATTTTCAGATCTTTTAGCTAGCCGCCAAAGAAGATTTTTAAGAGCTTCACTAAGATTTATTGAGTTGAAAGGTGATGTTGAGGAACAACATAGAAGAGATTTATTTGAAAGGATCAACTCAGGTGTTAAAAGATTAGAAGCGATGGAAGTGAGGCATGGCTCAGATGCTGCTACCTCAATGTTCTATAAAGATGTTGTGACCCCATGCTCAACAAACTCACTTTTTTCCCAACTAGCTCCATTATCAGACCGGAAACGGTCGAATGGCGATCATCGTGAGTTAGTTTTGAGATTTTTTGCATATTTAAATGATTTAGAAAACTATAAGGGATTTGTCCGTCCCTTTATTGATAATTATTTAAATGAACAAGCAGCAGCTGTGACTACTCAACAAGATGTTGATAATTTTAAACATGATTTTGAAATGATGCTTGCTTTTGTTGCTACCCATTTCCCTATTGGCTTTAAAAAGACCGCAACAAGTAAAACCACCCCACGAGCCAGATACGAAGCCATTGCCGTGGGAACTGCACTTGCATTAAAAACTAACCCACAACTCCAGAGTCCAGCCGTACCTGTAGGTGAATGGCTATTTGAAGAGGAATTTGAAACACTTGTTACTGCTGATAGTGCAAACAATACCAGCCAGCTAAAAAACAGAATCTTTTACGTTAAAAATAAGTTGTTAGGGATTTAAAAATGAGTCTAATTGATTTACGAGATGAATATGAAGAAAGAGCAAGAGACATTATGGAACTGCTTTCTCTTGCATCATCTATAGAGATTCATACTCAGCAGTTAGATCCGCAAGCGCATCAAGATGAAATAGAATCTAATATCCTAAGGGTAAATATTTTAAAATCATCCGTTCATATGATGCTATATAATCAAGTTGAAAATACTGCCAGAGGTTGCATCGAGTCAATTTATGATCATTTACAAGATAATGAGGTGAATTACGCATCACTCAGGGAGAAGCTTCAAGTAAATATATTACATAGAATTGTTTCAGATAATGAAACAGGGCAATCCCTTTATAAAAAGATAGGCACTGACATTTCCAAAAGAATAATTTCAGCCTCATTGAATATTCGTAAAGAATTCAATGGTAATGTTTGCAAGCCTGTATTACACAAAATAACGCAGGCTTACGGAATAACTATCGCAAACTCACCTGAATGTAGAAATGGTATTGACTTAGACTTGCTTAAGGATATCAGAAACGAACTCGCGCATGGAAGTACTAGCTTCTCTAAAAAGGGGCAAATTGACCCCTTAGAAGAAGTTAAGTCTAGAGCAGAGAGAGTTGATCTATATCTTCGTTTATTAATAAACTCAACTGAAGATTATATTATCTCTAACGGATATTTATCCCCTCAACATGCCTAACAAACGTTCTCCCTATTACTTGGCCAATTATAGGGGGAACAGCATTACCAATCATCGTTCCTAACTTTTGGAATGAAAAAGGCGTATTTTTTCCAATAAATTTATAATCCATAGGAAAAGATTGTAAAATAGCAGCTTCACGCAAAGTTATTGCTCTATTTTGCTCAGGATGTCCGAATCGCCCATTACCATATCCATAACATTGGGTAGTTATTGTAGGACTAGTATCGTCCCAAACCATCCGTCCATAAACACTTTTATAGGTAGCACCTGAATGCTTTTTATGGCAATCCGCTCTAATTTCTTCAGGCCAATCATCCCACGTACCACCTGGTAAAGAGTGCAAGATTCGTTTAAGGTTAATATCCCTTAATTTAGGCGAACGATGCAATGGATCACTTTCGAGTTTCTCCCCTGCACCTATTTTTGGCAACTGACCAATAGCATCCTTTACTGTAACTTTACGGCTTACTTTTTTTTGATCAAGGCTGATTGGCCCCAATATGGACCCAATTAGAATTAATCTACGTCTATTTTGAGGCAAGCCATACTCGGAACATTTTACAACGTCGTACCACAGATGATACCCAAGAGTCTTTAATACACTAACAAACTCTTCAAAAACCTTATGATTTCTAAGTTGAGGAACATTTTCCATAGTCACAAGCTCTGGCATGACATCACTTACAATCCTCTGAAACTCAGATAAAAGACGCCACTTTGTATCATCTTTTCTGCTATTTGGATTACGATACTTGGAAAACGGTTGGCAAGGGGCACAGCCTGCAAGTAATCTAATATTTCCTTCCTTGAACATAGCAGACACATCGCTGGATTGCAGTTCAGTAACTGACTGGTTAATGAACTTCGTTAAGGGATTATTGCTCTCAATAGCGAAACGGCAGGACTCATCAATATCAATGCCATGAGAAACTTCAATCCCGGCTTTTTTTAGCCCAAAAGTTAAGCCCCCTGCGCCACAAAAAATGTCTACTGCTTGAATGTTCACAAGATTCTCCGTTACTTTACCCTGGTATTATATACACATAAAAGTTGGGAAAGTAGAATGATTTTACATAGCACTTAACTCATTGTATTAAATAAAAAAATGACAAGCATCCATCAATAAACCCCATAGCTGTTTGCATATCTTTTCGAACTGTTCCGTCTGAACATTTCCGCTTCTTTGCAATTGTACGGAGCGAAATGCCAACAACAAAGTGAGCAATTATCAGCTCATACTCTGCCGGCTTGTATTTACGCAACCTAGCGACACAACCGTCTATTATGATGCCCTCATCATCATCGCACTGAATCCGGGACTTTCTGCCATGAGGTAAAAGCCGCTTGAAGCCAGCAGCTACCGGTTGCCAGTCCACACCACTGTTTTCTGCAGCAGCCCATGCCCCCCAGCGGTCCAAAACTTCATACATATCACGCATCAACTTTCTCCACAAAATCAGGCCAGCACGCCAATTGCCAGCGCACGATCGATAAAACGAAATATCAGCTCCAGCTGGGAGCCATACATCTCTTCAAATGCCACGGTATCTGCATGCAGCTCGTCGTGATGCTTTCTGCACAAAGGCAACACAAAGAGGTCATGCGCTTTTGTACCCATTCCACCCTGACCGTGACCTATCAGGTGGTGGGGATCATCAGCAGGCTTTCCACAACATGCACACGGCTGTGTCTTAACCCAGCGCGTGTACTTTTCATTAACCCAGCGGCGACGTTTTGGGCGTAACATAAAAGACTCCGGCGACTCCGGATCCACTTTCAGCGCCAGCACCTTTTTCGCCTTATCCTGGATGATGCTGGTAGCAGGAACCGAAGGCACAAGGTCACTTTCCCGGGTGACAGACGGCACAACAGGCTTCGGTAATCTCAGTGCCTTACGGGCTGCACTTTCCGGTAAGGCATCCGCCAGGTCATTACGAATCAGCCACCAGCACAGTTCCGGCATTGTCACAACGTGACTGTCATCAAAACCGAGATCCCGACGCACAACAGACAACACCCAGCGGGCACAGTTATCCGTTGCCATTGATTCCAGCCGTTCCGTGAACTGATCACGCAGCTGGTTATCGCAGTGCCAGCACAGACGGATTGCACCCGGAGCGTGTCGCATTGTGGTCATGTTCTCGCTGTGCCAGTCGGAATGAGGCCACTGGCAGCCTTTTTCACGAAGTAACCAGCTTTCAAGACATTCCACGCCACCAGCACGACGGATCACTGCCTCATTGCGGAACACGGCCCAAACGGCAGGATCATCCGCCAGCGGTTGTGACGCCGCGGGAACGGCACCACTGGCGAAAGATGAATAATGCTCCGGCTCAGGCTCCAGCAGGACACGCCCCTGCATAAACAGGGGCATCAGCTCTGAACCGGGCCTGAACAATACGATCCCCATACGCGGGGCAATTTCAGGGGTCAGTAGTGCTCTCACGGTCACCTCAATGAACGGTATCGAGCAGCTTTAACAGCTCAGGGACCAGTTTTTCCGCCTGGCGAGTCAGGCACAAAATCACCCGGGAATCGTTAGTGCCGACATAGAAATTGCGCACAGGTCTGGTTTCACGAACTGGTTGTGGTTCCGGCTCCTGCGCTCTCTCAGTCAGGCGCGGGAAATGTCTGCGTGTATCCCCTTCACAACGGTGAGCCACACGCCCACTCTGACGTAACTTGCTTGCTGACTGCAGAACGCGCTGCCGTGAGTAACCTGCAAAAGCATCCGCAATGTCTCCGGAAGTACAGCCCGGATGGGCTTCAATGAATTTCTGAACTTCATTCAAAAGACTCATGCTCACCCCCTGAATCCTGCCGGGATCTGGCTGTAGTCCACGCTGTCGTAACTGGATTTGAAATACGGGTCTTCGCGTTTTTCTGTGTATGTGCTGATGGACGGCGATAAGCGCAGGGAAAGCTCATCCCATTTTTCCCGCAGCTTCGACGGGCTGAGCACGTTACGGCACCAGAACGGATCGCGGCTGACGCGGCTGTACATCTCGCAGATTTGTTTGTGAGTACGACCATCCTGCACACACATCAGGCGAATTTCGTTTGCCCAGGCTGTCCAGTTCGGTTCTTTGGGACGAACCACCTCGCCGTCACATTCGGCGGCCTGCTCGTACAGGGCAATGATTTTTTTCCAGAGCCACTGTGCGCAGGTCAAATCATCCTGCGTTCCCCACTGGCGCTTTTTAGGGCTGAATACAACCGCATCAGGATGGCGAGTTAAAAAATCCTGTTCAGCCGTCTGCGTGTCCGGTTGCGAAGCGTCCGGACGAGAAGGTTTTTTATCTGACGGATCATGTTTTGATTTTACTGACGGATCCCCGCCAGATTCTGACGGGTGAAAACCCGCTTTTTTGCCAGATTTCGACGCATCAAATTTTGACGTGTCAGATTTTGATGCGTCAGATTTTGACGGGTCAGAATCTGACAGTTGAGAAAATGCCGCTGCCTGAAGCTTCGCAACGTTAAGCTGATAAACATTCGACGCATTGCGGTTACCCTGGCGACGCGCCTTACGCGTTAACCAGCCTTCTGCTTCCAGCCGTGCGATAGCCGTTCTGACGGTACTCATCCCCGCGCCAATCTGACGGGCAATAGTTTCAATTGATGGCCAGCACACACCTTCGTCATTACTGAAATCAGCCAGGCGGGCCATAATTGCCACGCTGGATAATTTCATGCCTGACGCAGCGCAACCATCCCATACATAGCCGGTTAATTTAGTGCTCATGACCGACCTCTATTTCCCTGAATTTACGACGAAACTGTTCGAGCGGGCTGAAGCACTCATGCTCATAGCCTTCACGGAGGTAGATAACCCGTTGTGTTTCCGGCTCCCAACGAATGACTCTGACGGGCACTCCGTAGTGATCTTTGAACCAGCGGTTAACTTGTCGCAAAGGACTGTCTCCTTCTGCCGGTTGAAATCCCCCACAGCCCACTCAGCAAAGCTGTGGGTTACAATTTCCCTGTCACCTGGTACATTTACTGCATAGCAATACTCCACCTTCGCTTTTCCACCCGGTACAGGAAGCGCAATCAGTTGCGAGCGACGGTAGTGTGTTGTTAAACTGTTCATGCGTTAGTTTCTCCACAACCAGAAGCAATCGACGCCACGACGCCCGGAGCTGCACACTCGCGGGCGTCATTACTTTCTGAAACGCAAAAAATTTTGTAGACAAGTGCTGCATGCTCCTGCAGCTTCGAAATTGAGAGGTACAGCTCGTCGTTAATTGCTGTCTTCTCATGCGGTTCCACTACACCGTCTTCGATTGCCGAACGAATCTGTTTTGAATAACTGCCGATCTGTTCAATGACTTCCAGTAAACGCTGGTTAATATCGGCATTGTCCACATCCTCGACGTCAGGAAGAGACACAAAGACGCCATTTGCAGACTGCGCCACAGCGTCGGCAATGAAGTGAGTGCCACCAGCACGTTGTAAAATCATTGCCCATCCCAGCGGGAAAATCTGATCGCCATCGGCACGAAGGCGGTTAAATAATGCGTTCTCTGTTACATCCAGCCACTCAGCAGCTTCAGCGTAACCCCCCGGCAACGCCGCGATAGTTTTTCTGACAGCTTTCACGTACCACTCAGGCTGTTTTTCCACTTTCCAGTGATGATTACCCACGGCTTACCTCCTGTTCCTGTGGTTTAAACCCATTCTGGTTTTGGCTAGATTGAAAACGTGCCGGATAAAGAATCTGCATTTCGCTGATTTCACCCTTAAAAAAATTGGCCAGACGTTCTGCAAGATCGATAGATGGAATTTGTTCCAGTCTTTCAATACGACTCAGCGTCGCTGGATTGACCTGAACGCCAGCAGCAACATGCTGCAAAGTAAATCCGTGCGCCTTACGCACATTCCGTAATGGTGATTGCATATAACCTCCACATATTGCGTGATAAGCATATTATTTCACGCAAATATTTTGCGCAAGTTGATTTGCTTAACGCGCAATAAAGAAATGTAATAAACGCATGAACATAGGAAACCGAGTCAGACAACTTCGCCAGGCGAAGAACATGAAAATCGCCGATCTCGCTGAAGCAATAGGAGTGGATGCGGCGAATATCTCACGCCTGGAAACAGGTAAGCAGAAACAATTCACTGAACAAGCCCTGAGTAATATTGCCAGGAGCTTAGGTGTTGATATTGCTGATCTCTTTACCTCAGACGTCAAAAGTAATACTGTATGTAAAAACAGTATTAGTGAGGATGTTGCGCAGGTGAAGGATGTATTCCGTATTGAAATGCTGGATGTCAGTGCCAGTGCGGGAAATGGCCTTATCCAGGGCGGTGATGTCATTGATGTGATTCATGCCATTGAATACAGAACTGATAATGCTGTATCGATGTTTGGCGGACGGCCAGCCAATCACATTAAAGTTATCAACGTTCGTGGGGACAGTATGTGTCCAACCATTGAGCCAGGAGATCTCATCTTCGTTGATGTCAGTATCAATCAGTTTGATGGAGATGGTATCTATGTATTTGGTTTTGATGATAAAATTTATGTCAAACGACTGCAAATGATACCTGACAAACTACTGGTGATTTCTGATAACCAGATTTACCGTGAATGGGGAATTACCAGCGAAAATGAACACCGGTTTATGGTCTTTGGAAAGGTCTTAATCAGCCAGTCACAAACCCTTAAGCGACACAATTAACCCTTACCTCCTCATCAATTAGCCACCCAAAGGTGGCTTTTCATTACCCTTTAAATTGCATATCTCGCAACAAAAACACTTGCATAATGCGCAACTTCATTTTATCTTTCTTTCCAGACAAACAAACAAGGTACTAACAAAATTTGGTTGTAACACGGCGTATGGCACATGCGTCGTTAGCGGTCTGGTGACGTTAAAGGGGACAATCCACTCCTTGCTCGAGCAAACAAACCAGGTAGCCGGAATGTGCAAGTCAATGATGATGCTGATAAGACGCCTAACCAGCGTGGCGATTCGGTTTGACGCCTGGGAAGAGACCAGGGTGCAACGATGAGGGCATTTATGGAGCCGCGACAAAGTGTGGTGCCGTAACTGGCTAAGTGCTCTCAGCGTTGTGGTAATCCGCGAAATGGCGCGGCGGTAAGTATGGCGGGGTTACTCTTTCCCCGTTGAGGACACCGGATTGTCAGGTTGACCATACGCCTGAGTGACAACCCCACCACAACAGCCACTGCTTTGGCGGTACCAGTTTGTACCCTTGCTTCCGGCTGGTACCGCTCTTTTTACAAAACAGAGAAGAGCATCACCGGACGACGGGCTCATAACCCAATCCATCCGGGCGGCAGTCACCGCAGGTGTTCTTCTCTGTTTTGTGGAGAAACCAACCGACCTTGCAGGGTCGATATGATGAGGAGCAGCAAAATGGCTAGCGAACGCAGTACTGATGTGCAGGCATTTATCGGGGAGCTGGACGGCGGCGTATTTGAAACCAAAATCGGCGCTGTTCTCAGTGAAGTCGCTTCCGGTGTGATGAACACGAAAACCAAAGGTAAGGTCTCGCTCAACCTGGAAATCGAACCGTTTGATGAGAACCGTGTGAAAATCAAACACAAACTCTCATATGTTCGCCCGACTAACCGCGGGAAAATTTCTGAAGAAGACACCACCGAAACGCCGATGTATGTCAATCGCGGTGGTCGCCTGACTATTCTGCAGGAAGACCAGGGACAATTACTGACTCTTGCCGGTGAACCTGACGGAAAACTTCGCGCAGCAGGTCATTAATATCGTTCTTAATTAACTGATTATTTATCTCATCACTGAATATCTTTATATAGTGAGGACTTATTATGTCTCAGAACTTAGACGCAACCGCAATTAATCAAATCCATGCTCTTATTTCTGCTCAGGGTGTTAATGAAATTATCAGTAAGATTGGTGCCGATGCTGTGGCATTGCCTGAGAATTTCCGCATTCATGATCTGGAAAAATTTAATTTAAATCGCTTCCGTTTCCGTGGTGCGCTTTCCACTGCCAGCATCGATGACTTTACCCGTTATTCTAAAGATCTTGCAGATGAAGGCACCCGCTGCTTTATCGATGCCGATAATATGCGAGCCGTCAGTGTGCTTAACCTGGGTACTATTGATGAACCAGGTCACGCAGATAACACCGCCACTCTCAAACTGAAAAAGACAGCACCGTTCTCTGCTCTGTTGTCTGTTAATGGCGAGCGTCATTCCCAGAAGTCACTGGCAGAATGGATTGAAGACTGGGCCGACTACCTTGTGGGCTTTGATGCTAATGGTGACGCTATTCAGGCAACAAAAGCGGCTGCGGCTGTCCGTAAAATCACGATTGAAGCAAACCAGACCGCTGATTTTGAAGATAATGACTTCAGCGGCAAACGCTCCCTGATGGAGTCTGTCGAAGCGAAAACCAAAGATATTATGCCAGTGGCATTTGAATTTAAATGCGTTCCGTTTGAAGGTCTGAAAGAACGTCCATTTAAATTACGCCTCAGCATTATCACTGGCGATCGTCCTGTACTGGTTCTGCGCATTATTCAGCTGGAGGCGGTGCAGGAAGAAATGGCTAACGAATTTCGTGATCTGCTTGTTGAGAAATTCAAAGACAGCAAAGTAGAAACCTTTATTGGTACTTTCACCGCCTGATTTCATTACTGCAAATGCCCCTGCGGGGGCATTTATGGAAACGTAATTGACTCAATAATCGCCGGATGGTGAGGGCTTCCTTTTACCAGAATTCAGCGTGGTGCAGCACATATACGCGGAGAACAAAATGTCATTTATTAAAACTTTTTCCGGGAAGCATTTTTATTATGACAGGATAAATAAAGACGACATCGTGATTAACGATATCGCGGTTTCCCTTTCAAATATCTGTCGCTTTGCCGGTCATCTTTCACACTTCTACAGTGTCGCCCAACATGCGGTGCTTTGCAGCCAGCTGGTGCCGCAGGAATTTGCTTTTGAAGCGTTAATGCATGATGCAACAGAAGCGTATTGCCAGGACATCCCCGCGCCGCTGAAACGCCTTCTTCCTGACTATAAACGGATGGAAGAAAAAATAGACGCCGTAATCCGTGAGAAATACGGGTTACCCACGGTTATGAGCACGCCTGTGAAATATGCCGATCTCATCATGCTGGCAACCGAACGCCGCGATCTCGGGCTTGATGATGGCTCTTTCTGGCCAGTACTGGAAGGTATCCCGGCAACAGAGATGTTCAAAGTTATTCCACTGGCTCCGGGCCATGCCTACGGGATGTTTATGGAACGTTTTAACGAGTTATCGGAGTTACGCAAATGCGCATGAATGTTTTCGAAATGGAAGGGTTTCTTCGCGGGAGATGTGTACCACGAGACCTGAAAGTGAATGAAACGGATGCTGAATACCTGGTACGTAAATTCGATGCGCTTGAAGCTAAATGTGCAGCACTGGAAAACAAAGTAATACCAGTGTCAACTGAACTGCCACCAGCAAATGAAAGTGTTCTGTTATTTGATGCTAACGGAGAAGGCTGGCTGATTGGCTGGCGTTCTCTCTGGTACACCTGGGGACAAAAAGAAACCGGAGAATGGCAGTGGACATTTCAGGTCGGGGACCTTGAAAACGTCAATATCACTCACTGGGCAGTAATGCCAAAAGCACCGGAGGCTGGAGCATAATGACCACTTTTACCGACAAAGAACTGATTAAAGAAATTAAAGAGCGTATCAGCAGCCTTGACGTGCGAGACGATATTGAGCGCCGTGCTTATGAAATCGCACTCCTATCTCTGGAAGTAGAACCAGATGAACGCGAATCTTATGAATTATTCATGGAAAAGCGTTTCGGTGACTTAGTAGATCGTCGGAGAGCAAAAAACGGCGATAACGAATACATGGCATGGGATATGACTCTCGGTTGGATCGTCTGGCAGCAACGAGCTGGTATCCATTTTTCAACAATGTCACAGCAAGAGGTGAAATAATGGAGCCATACAGCCTCACACTCGATGAGGCCTGTCATTTTCTCAAAATATCCAGACCGACTGCCATTAACTGGATACGCACAGGGCGTCTTCAGGCAACACGCAAAGATCCCACTAAGAATAAATCTCCTTACCTCACAACTCGACAAGCCTGCATTGCGGCTCTTCAGTCTCCGCTGCATACTGTCCAGGTGAGCGCGGGTGATGGCATAACAGAGGAAAGAAAATGTCACTCTTCCGCAGAGGTGAAATATGGTACGCCAGTTTCACATTGCCGAACGGTAAAAGATTTAAACAGTCTCTTGGAACAAAGGACAAAAGGCAGGCGACAGAACTCCATGACAAGCTAAAGGCTGAAGCATGGCGGGTCAGCAAACTTGGTGAAATACCTGATATAACGTTCGAGGAAGCGTGTGTCAGGTGGCTTGAAGAGAAAGCACATAAAAAATCACTGGACGATGACAAAAGCCGGATCGGATTCTGGCTTCAACATTTCGCAGGAATGCAACTAAGAGACATTACTGAATCAAAAATTTATTCAGCAATGCAGAAAATGACGAACCGGCGTCATGAGGAAAACTGGAAACTCAGGGCAGAAGCATGCAGAAAAAAAGGGAAACCTGTTCCAGAATACACGCCAAAACCAGCGTCCGTTGCAACGAAGGCTACGCATCTTTCATTTATAAAGGCCCTACTAAGAGCCGCAGAGCGTGAATGGAAAATGCTGGATAAGGCACCAATTATTAAAGTGCCTCAACCAAAGAATAAACGGATCCGCTGGCTGGAGCCCCATGAAGCACAAAGGCTGATTGATGAATGTCCGGAGCCATTAAAGTCTGTTGTTGAATTTGCACTGGCAACAGGTTTAAGACGCTCGAACATCATCAACCTTGAATGGCAACAAATAGATATGCAGCGCCGGGTGGCATGGATAAACCCGGAAGAGAGTAAATCAAACCGCGCAATCGGCGTTGCGCTGAATGATACTGCATGTCGCGTTTTGAAAAAACAAATCGGGAATCATCACCGTTGGGTATTTGTGTACAAGGAAAGCTGTACCAAACCAGACGGAACGAAAGCGCCAACAGTAAGGAAGATGCGGTATGACGCAAACACAGCCTGGAAAGCGGCGCTGAGACGAGCTGGTATTGATGATTTCAGATTTCACGACTTGAGACACACCTGGGCAAGTTGGCTGGTTCAAGCCGGAGTCCCGTTGTCAGTGTTACAGGAAATGGGTGGCTGGGAGTCTATCGAAATGGTTCGTCGATATGCTCACCTCGCGCCTAATCACCTTACCGAACACGCACGGCAAATAGACTCGATTCTGAACCCATCGGTCCCAAATTTGTCCCAGTCAAAAAATAAGGAAGGTACTAATGATGTGTAACTTATTGATTTAAATGGTGCCGATAATAGGAGTCGAACCTACGACCTTCGCATTACGAATGCGCTGCTCTACCAACTGAGCTATATCGGCCCTGAAAGGACATGTTCACGAACGTGAATCACGGTGGACAAGGTTAAAACTAACCGGGCGATGCGTCAATGGCCTTGTGAATCAAATGGCTACTTTTGCATCACCCGGTTTTATTTACGCACGAATGGTGTAATCACCAATACCGATCCACTTGTAAGTGGTCAGTGCTTCCAGCCCCATTGGGCCACGCGCGTGGAGTTTTTGTGTGCTTACCGCCACTTCCGCACCTAGTCCAAACTGGCCGCCGTCGGTAAAACGCGTAGAGGCGTTAACGTAAACAGCGGACGAATCCACTTCGTTAACAAAACGCTGGGCGTTGCGCATATCGCGGGTCAGGATCGCATCGGAGTGTTGTGTGCCGTGTTCACGAATATGGGCGATGGCATCGTCAAGATCACTGACGATTTTGACGTTCAAATCTAATGACAGAAACTCATCGTCATACTCTTCCGCTTTAACAGCCACCACCTTCGCGGGGCCTGTCTGCAACTGCGCCAGCGCAGCTGCATCTGCGTGTAATGCCACGCCGCTTTCCTCCATTTGTTTGCTTAATGCGGGCAGGAAGCTATCGGCGATGTTTTTATTCACCAGCAACGTTTCTACCGTATTACATGTGCTCGGACGCTGAGTTTTCGCGTTGACGATCACTTTTAATGCTTCAGCAATCTCTACACTTTCATCAACATAAATATGGCATACGCCTATACCACCTGTGATCACCGGGATCGTCGACTGTTCGCGGCACAGTTTATGCAAACCAGCGCCACCACGCGGGATCAGCATGTCGATGTATTTATCCATACGCAGCATTTCACTGACCAGCGCACGGTCAGGATTATCAATCGCCTGCACGGCACCCACCGGTAAGCCACAGGATTTCAGGGCGTCCTGAATCACCGCCACCGTTGCCGCGTTAGTGCGACAGGTTTCTTTACCGCCACGCAGAATCACTGCGTTACCGGTTTTCAGGCACAGCGAAGCGACATCAACCGTCACGTTCGGGCGCGCTTCATAAATCACGCCAATAACCCCCAGCGGTACGCGACGACGCTCAAGACGCAGGCCGCTGTCCAGTACGCTGCCATCGATTACCTGCCCCACCGGATCGGCGAGGTTACACACCTGGCGCACATCATCGGCAATGCCTTTCAGCCGTGCGGGCGTCAGTGCCAGACGGTCAAGCATCGCTTCGCCAAGGCCATTGGCACGCGCGTCAGCAACATCCTGGGCGTTAGCGTTGAGGATGATTTCGCTTTGTGCTTCCAGTTCATCGGCGATTTTTTCCAGCACGCGATTTTTTTCGCGGCTGGAGAGTTGCGCTAATTTATACGAGGCTTGCTTCGCGGCAATGCCCATTTGTTCCAGCAT